CTTCGGCGCGTGCTCATCTTTGGCCTTTGAAATACCTGAATGTCGTTTTGCAGCAAAACAAGAAGTCCCATCTTGTTAATGATCGTGGTAAAGTTGTTCTTCAGAACTTGAGTGCGACGTTGGCTCATCTTTATCGCATGCTCGGCGTTAAGGTCTTTGGCATAATTCCTTCTGAGATTAGTGTTGAGGGTGATTTGTTGAGTATGTACCTCGGTTCTTCTTCTGGTCCTAACAAGGGAATGGTCCGTGAGATTCGAGTAGGGGATGCGAAAGTGCATGTTACTCCCCATGGGAAGAAATATGAAATGCATGGATTTGACCTCGATGTCTTTCTTCGCCTTGTCCGGGAGGGAAAAGATATTCCGGTTTATTGGGCGATTTCCCCCAAGAGTGAGATGTTTTTTTTTTCATTTGATAAACAGTGGTCTGACGAAAAATGGCAAAAATTTCAGGATAAGTGTCGAGTTTTTGTTATTCCCTCATCGAATTTCGTGATATTGGAACGGCTTGTCTCGAAAGTTAGGATGTTGAAGGAGCGTGGTCCATGTATTAGAATAGGTCACCGTTGGTCCCGAGGTGGTATGGATTCTATAGCTGACTGTTTGGGAATTGGTTTGGCCAATTGTTTTGAGGCCTTACTGTGTGATGGAGATGTTGATAAGTTTGACATGCGTGTCAAAGCATTCTTTGTGAACCTCTATTACAGTTCAATGCTCATCCATGAGGACCCACGATCTGAGGATTACGATCTCAAGAAGAAGATAATCAAGAAGATAATAAAAGCAATTATTGCGCGTGTTACCCAGTTGTTTGGTGACCTGTGGGGTATACAGCGGGGTGGGGTGCCATCTGGCTGTTATAATACCTCTCATATGGATTCCTGGGTTATGGCTCTCTATTTTTGCTTGTTCTGTGTTTATCAGATACTTATGGCACCTCCGGAACATAAGGTTATGCTTGAAGAAGAATTTATTAAGATAGTAAAGCTCATAGTTTACGGTGATGATCACGTCTATAATAAGGGAAAAGGTTTAGGCGCGACTTATTTTTCATCGACTTTATTTGCAAAATTTTTGGAGGAGTGCTTTGATGTTGAACTTCGTGATGTTAGAGATGGCATCCCCTTTTGTTCTCGGGAGATGAATGGATGGCTTGTTGGTGATCCCGGTATGATCTTCTTGAGACATTATGCGATAATTAATCGTGATAAGACGGCGGGGCAATCGATTTTCCTCCCTTATCGAGAGACGAGGGAGTTTATATCGAGGGCCGTATGGGGACGTGAGCCTAAAGAGCGTGATATAATGGATACTATGTTGTCTGTTCTTGGACATGTTTATGGTACCCATGGCGCGAATCGTGATGCTTACGTGTCACTTAGGCTATTCTATAAGAATTTGATTCGTAGAATAGATGGGCCTTTGGATGCGGCAGCTGATGAAATGGTTAATCGTGTTGATAGGCATGATATACGAAAGATGCGTCAGCATGGGATAACAGTTGAGGATATCAAGATTGGTTTCCCGTCCTGGAAGAATCTTCAGAAAAGGAATATTGTTGATAAGGGATATCAAGATATTACTGTTAATTTTGAAGA